GGTCAGAACACAGAATCCTACGAAGCGAGAAGGAGTCTTGAAATGGCTATAACAAAGAAAGCTACCAAGATAAATGAGGACAAGCACAAGCTTGTATCTCAGATAAAGGGAATGGTCTCAAGGGTTCCATTGTGCATCATCAAAGCTGATGCCGGTCGGTCATCCCAGTGGGTTCTGGCTGCTCATAGGTGTTACAGGAACATGGCGGCGATAGAGGCCGGGGGTAAGGTAGCTCTATCGGAGCTTACCAATTCCGTGGGGTTTCTAAAGCTCATAGTATCTGAAGCTGAACAACGGGGCCAATCATGACTGATGAAGAGTTCGAGCGCATAGCCTCGATCAGAAGGAAATTAAAGTGCTTCGACATGGAAGCGGACTCAGTAAAGGATTACATGAAGACTCTGCGCGAAGACAGAAGGGCTCCAGAACATCTGATTGACAAGTTCATTGCGGATGTTGTGGCGCTTAGGGAAGCAGAGTACGCCGCGCTAAAAGCTGAGTTTGACGCGGCCTAGACAGCCAGTCAGACATAAGTTAGACTAAAGTCTGATGCGCTGAAAGACTGCGCGGCAAGGAACAACATGTCACAACTCCCAAAGAAGCCAAGACTTCCATACCCAGAGGGAGCGCCAACAACATACGATCCAATAATAGCCAAGAAGATGTGCGAACAGCTAGCAGATGGCATTCCATTGAGGGAGATATGTAGGCAGGATGGTTACCCACTGTGGCGGGTGGTCTATGACTGGATGTACAGAGATCCTGAGCTTGTAACAGCCATCGCATACGCGCGAGACATAGGCTGGGACGCCATTGCAGAGGATTGCTTCCGTATTGCAGACACGCCATTGTTGGGTGAAATCGTTACTGACGATGGTGAAAAGGTGACTATCCGCAAGGAGGATATGCTTGGTCACCGTAAGCTTCAGGTTGAAACTCGCCTTAAGTTGCTGGCTAAGTTCAATCCCAAGAAGTATGGTGATAGGGTGGTCCATGCTGGCGATGCTGAGAACCCAGTGGTGATTGAGAATAACATCAATGAATTCACTGAGATAGTTAAGAACATGAAGCTCAAGAGACAGGAGAAGAAGTGATGCCGACCGAGGTTATGTGGCTGATGATTGGCTTTCTATTCTCTGAGGCTATAGGGGTGTTCGCATGGCGGATCCACAGGCAGTAGAGGCCCACAGGAAGGCCTGTGCCAATAGGCTGGCCACCACAGTGCTGGAATGGCTTGCGCTGCCTGATGCGGCTAAGAGGCCCGCCCTTGAGGCTTATAAGCTAGAACATGGACAGGAGCGGCTTGACGAGGTATTGAGGTGGGTCAAAGGGATCAAGGAAGGTAAGATCCATAGGTCCAAGATCGAGCGATTACTGATATGAAGATACCAATTTGTAGTGTATGCGGAAGGTCGAACTTCCCAAGACAAGCATGGGATCATGCGAAGTGTATGTTGAGTAAAATCTCTGCACCTAACACAGATAATAGCGCACCTAACATACCAATACCCGCACCTAACAAAGAGCAATCTGAACCAATTATCGCTGATCCTGTTGCACCTAACAAAGATGATGATTCATTTAAGCATCGATCTGCTAAGTGGAAGAAAGAGCATCAAGCCGAGTATCGTGTATACCAACGCGACTTGATGCGTAAGCGTCGAGCCGATAAGAAATTACTTAATCCCATGAAGCGCCCAAGGAAGACTGTTCAGATGGAAGGCTAATGGGTGCTGCTGATCTCCTCCTGTCAGATCCTAAGTGTATTGAGAAGTACGCCAAACTATCCCCGCTCGAGCAGGCCCATATCAATTGGCAGATTAAGTGGCTGGACACAGCTCACGATCACCAGATAGAGCCTGCTGGTGACTGGTGGGCGATATGGCTGATGCTCGCGGGTCGTGGAGCTGGAAAGACTCGAGCAGCTGCCGAGACCCTAGCCGAATGGGCATGGAGCCAACCAAACACGCGCTGGCTAGTCTCTGCTCCTACCAGTGGTGACGTAAAGGGAACATGCTTTGAGGGCGACTCAGGCCTATTAAGTATCATTCCAAAGGCCTTGGTCATTGATTACAACAAGGCGCTCCATGAGATCAAGCTAGTCAATGGATCGTTCATCAAGGGGATCCCTGCGAGCGAACCTGAGCGGTTCCGTGGCCCACAATTCCACGGTGGCTGGCTGGATGAGCTGGCTGCATGGGATTACCTGCAAGAATCGTGGGATATGATCCAGTTTGGCATCAGACTTGGGAAACATACCAAACTGATTTGCTCAACTACTCCGAGGCCCAAGGACTTGATCCTCGAGCTTATCGGGAGGGAAGGCGATGACGTAGTCGTTACTAGGGCATCGACCTATGCCAACATTGCAAATCTGGCGCCATCATTCAAGAAGCAGATCCTGCAGTATGAGGGGACTAATCTAGGCCGGCAGGAGATTCACGCTGAGATCATTGACCCTGAAGAGGGGGGGATTGTAAAGCGTGACTGGTTCAGGTTGTGGCCTGATGGGAAACCATTCCCCAAGCTGGAGTTCATCATCCAGAGTTATGACTGCGCCACCAGCGATAAGACCATCAACGATCCTACTGGGTGCATTACGCTGGGCGTGTTTAAGCCAATGGATGGCGGGATGAGCGTGATGGTACTGGATTGCTGGCAGGAGTTCTTGCAGTATCCTGATCTTCGCCCAAAGGTGATCACTGAGTACGACGCTGTCTATGGTGAAGGGAAGGCGCGGAAGCTTGTTGATCTGATCTTGGTCGAGGACAAGAGTGCCGGTATCAGCCTGATACAAGACTTACAGAGGGCGCACTTGCCCGTTCATGCGTACAATCCGGGGAAGGCTGACAAGACACAACGCCTTAGTATAGTGGCGAACATCATCAAGGCTGGACGGGTCTGGGTTCCTGAGTCGAGTAAGCGTAAAGGGTTCGTTAGGGACTGGGCTGAAGGCATGGTGAGCCAGATATGTAGCTTCCCGGATACGGTACATGATGAGTTCGTGGATTGTATATCTCAGGCCTTGAGATATCTGCGTGATGGTGGCTGGATTAGTATCGATGCTGAACCTCGAGAAGAGATTGAAGAACAGGACATAACTGATGCTGAGATCTATAACAAGAGGACTAGGACTAATCCTTATGCAGCGTAACGCGTATGTTTGCAATCCGGTAATATTACCGAATTAGGCATGATGCTACTTAGTAATCAATTACGATAGCAACATGCTCCATATTGTGAGAATTGTATGGTAAGGGCTATGATTGTTGAATGCCATGAAGGGATAAATAGATGACCAAACCAATTACTATCACAGGCGGCTTGTTGGCAATTTCCGACAAGATTAAAGCCGCTCGGGAGGGATTGGCGAAAGAGGGTCAGCGGTTAGGTTCTAACCTGTGGAACTCAATGCCGGCTCCGTTGCAACAGGCTGGGCAGGGGTTGATAGATTGGTCGACCAGCAACGCACAACGGGCGCGGGCGAACATTCCACCGGAGCGGGTGGCGGCTATTGACAAGGCGTTGGCTGCGGCAAGCTTCGCGCCGTTGGGGATTACCGCATGGCACGGATCGCCGCATTCGTTCGATAAGTTCGATCTGTCGAAGATTGGGACCGGCGAGGGCGCGCAGGCTTACGGGCATGGTACATACCTAGCGCAGTCTCCTGACGTTGCGATGGAGTACCAAACTCGGCTAGGGCATCTCCAAGGCGATCAGGCGACTATCGCTGGCAAGCCGATTATGAAGGAATACGACCGGGCGACATTCAACGCCAACACCAGCACACCAGAGGCAGCAAAGCCGTTTTACGACAAGGCATCAATGCTAGAAAGTTTGATGCTGCATGAGCCGCCCAACACCATCTTGAAGTATGCGGAAGATAACGGCTATCACCCTGACGCGCTGAGTTGGTTTAAGGATAAGGTATTGCCCAACTACAAGCCGGCAGGGCAGATGTACAAAACCGACATACCCGAAGAGGCGGTCAATCGCTTCCTCGATTGGGACAAGCCGCTCAGTCAGCAAGCGCCGGAAGTGCAGGCGGCGGTAAGTCGCCTTGGTGGGGTATCTATTACCCCGCAAGTCCTCGGGGCGCATGATGACGCGCTATTGGCGGCCCTTGGTGGCGCTGATGTCGCGGTTCCTAAAATGCCGTATAACCCCTCTGGTGCGGATATTTACGCCAAGGTAATCGGGGGTGGCAGCGACACAGCGGCGGCGAGGCTACATCAAGCAGGTATCCCCGGCATTCGCTACCTAGACGGCGGCTCACGCGGTGCTGGAACCGGCACAAGCAATTACGTTGCCTTCGACCCCGCGATGATCCGCATTCTTGAGAAGAACGGACAACCGACCGGCGCGCAGCCTTGGACACCGGGCGAGTATCAGGGATCGCTTGAGGATAGTGGTGGAATAGTAAATAAAGCAGATGGAGGTAATGTGGAACCTACGCTGGCGCAGATGCGCTTAAGTTTATCAAAGAATAGTCCCAACATGATGTCTGGCGTTGGAGTTAATGAAGCTCTTGATATGAATCCCAAGGGATTTGTTAATCCCAATCAAGTGAAGGGCATTCCTCCTGTTGGAGGAGTTAAGTTACCCAATGGTATGCCCATTGGTGGGATTGATATGAACAAGCAGGCTCCGGGCCAGCAGATGATGCCGCAGGTTCAGCCGCCCCCTCCTCCTGCTGGTCAGCAACCGGGTCAGGCTCCTCCGGGGCAACCGCAAGGCGCTCCTCCTATGGGTAACATGCTATCGATGACGCCGCAGGGTCAGACGATGGGAGCTATGCAGCCACAGGGAATGGCAAAGGGGGGTCAATTGAAGGAACCTCATTTTCCGTCAAATGCACAGATGAGCGATGAGTTGAAGGCGCATAAGGTTCCTGAGACCCGTATGATTGTTCCTACAGTTGAGTCTGGTAAGGTTAAGGGTGTCGTTATTCCCCAGCATATGTGGCATGGATCCAAGACTGCAGAGGGAATGGAAGAGAGGAATAAGGCTCGGGCAGAAATATATGGCCCAGAGAACCGTGATCCCCTGACTATCCCCAAGGTCGCTGCTATTCACCGTGATGTTTTGGAGAAGCATTTCCAAAAGCCTATTGAGGAGCAGATGTCTCATGAAGATGCTGCGTTGGCTAAACTTCGTGAAGCAAAGCATATTGGAAAGAACGCCAATACTCTTGATCAAAGCGAGAAGCTTGATACTGTTAAGCATGAATACGATGATAAAGGGAGGACATATGAAGGCGTTGCGGCTAAGGGTGTTGCAGGTCACGCGGTATATACTTCGGGCCATGGCGAGAACCGTAAATTTCATGCGATAAACACTTGCCCCGGACAAACCACTGGGTGTAGTGGTGGTGTCGATGAGAAAGGTGTTGTCGATACGACGAAAGGTACATGCTTCGCGCCTAACGCTGAAGCTCAATATCCCAATGCTGCGGTACGTCGGGCTTGTCATGCACAAGCTAAAGCAGATCCTGCGATGACTGCGGATTGGATCTTGGCCCATACTGGATCTCTTCGTAAAGAAGCAACCGCGAAGGACAGGAACAATAAGGTACTGCTGTTCAGGCCTAATGTCGTGGATGAGTCTGATAGTTCCTCGAGGTATGTGATCAGGGGATTGAACAAGCAGCGTAAAGAGCTTGGGAAACCGATGATCATTGCGAACTCATATGGTAAGACTGATGA